GAGAGCATTAAACTCCTAATATTTTTAAACCTAATCATTTCTAAACCCGTCGATTTCGACGGGTTTAGTTTTCTTTTATAAGGTTAACAAATGGCAGAAGAAAAAATCACAGTAGTTAATGCAATAATTCCAGCAAAAGAAAATCTCCCCGCAGAAGGTTTGAGATATTTCAAGGATTTAAAAGAGACTGACGATCCAATAATTCCTTTGCCTCACGATTCAATGATGGATTTGCAATATCCTCAGTTTTTCGAGGCTAGGTGTGCAATTTGTTCTTCACCATTAAGAAACTTAGCTGAACACGTATTCCTTGAAAGTGGCAAAAAATCTCAATCAGTTATTAAGTTTTTTGAACGTCATTACAATGCAAAACTTAACTGGTCTCAAGTTTCTACTCACATGGACAATCACTGTGACTTTAAGAAACTTGTTACGTCAGGCTTAAAGAACTACGAGCAAAGAGAGGAACTTATTGCTCCTTGGATATTCAGAGAAAATCAACTTGCCCTTACTGCTTTAATGGTCGAGCTTGATGATATTCGTGGCATGGATTGTTCTAAAAGCAATGATTTAAAGTTAAAACGTGCTGCAATGGTTGAAAAACTTATTGGAAAGATTATGGACCTTAAGGATAGGAGAGATAATCAAGGCGTTTTTGCTTTCAATATTTTCGACATCCTTTGGGATTTACACGAAAAATTTAACAGTGAGTATGACAAAAAGTTAGTCAGAGATCAAATGAAGAATTTGAGAGACAAGCTTAAACAAGATAACTAATGAGAAAAAACGCTTCAAAGGCTACATTAACACAAGCTGAAATTAGACAGCAGCTTATCCAACAGGCAAATCAAGCACAAGAAAAATTCAAAGAATCCGAATATGCTGAAGAGTTTGCTGATGAAATTGTACCTAATGTACGAGCTGAAGTTGCGCCACCATTACAACCTGAAAAGACAAGATTTAATCCGGACCAAATTGTCGATATTGTAAAGTTCATTGAACATCCCTATTTTTGTAACCTTAAACCATATCCATTACAAAGACTAATTCTTAAATGCTTCTACATGGGGCAAGAAGGCAATACAGATTTAGTTATTCAAGATATTCCAGAAGAAGAAAGAATTGGATGCAAAGGATGCGTTTGGGAATTTGTAAAGAAGAATGAAGAAAAGTCGATTGAAATGTCAAGGCAAAATCGACCATATAAAGCCTCATTTTCAGTGATAAATTCTCCATGCTTAACTTGTAGCCGTATGGACCAAGATATCGTAAAAGAACGATATGAAAATGAAAAAAATAATGCTACAAATCCTGACTCTTTGAGAAAAGTAGAAGAACTTGAAGAAAGACCATTTATTGATAATTTTCAAACAGAAATGGATCTCTTTGAATCAGAAGAATTTGATCCAAAACTAAGAGCACAGATTTTAAATAAATGTACTAAGAGATTTAAATTTCAGGAACTTGTTCTAGTACTTGGCAGACGTTCAGGCAAGTCGTTCCTAGTGTCTACCATTGCTCTTTATGAACTTTATAGATTAATCTGTATGGGGCATCCTCAAGCTAGATATGGTTTGATGGAATTTGACTCTATTTATCTATTAAATGTTGCTAGAAATGAAGAACAGGCTAAAAACGCTATCTTCGCTAAAATCAAACAAACTGTCTTAGCTTCTCCATTCTTTCAACCATATATTGGAAAAGATACTGAACTCGAAATGCGGTTTTTTACAGAAAATGACCGCAAAGAAAATGAAAGAAGAGAGACCGCAGGGCTTAACTTGTTTTCTGGTTCATTAGTTCTCAAATGTGGTTCAAGCAGTGCGTCTGGTCTTGTCGGTCTTACTTGTTGGTGTGTGATCATGGACGAAATTGCTGCTATGGCTGGGGACAATCCTGATTCTGGTCTTGACTATGACTTATATAATGACCTGAAGCCTTCTCTTGCTACATTTGGTCGTGATGGAAAGATGATGATGCTTTCCAACCCTAAAGGCCCTATTGGATTGCTTTATGATCTTCATGAAAACAGACTAGACGATCCTTCAACCCTAGTCATGCGTGGTCCTACTTGGCTTGTTAATCCAAACATTGATAGAGACTTTCTTGAATCAGAAAAAATCAAGAATGGTACTGAATATCAAATGCAATACGGGGCTGAGTTTGGTGCATCATCTTCAGACCCAATGTTCTCAGAAGATTCGATTAATAGGATGTTTTCTTCTATGTCGATGGTTCCTAGAATTGAAAGACCTACAGAAATGTTTCAATATTTCTGCCATATCGATCCAGCTAGAACATCAGACTACTATGCTTTAGCTGTAGCTCATTGTGAAACTATGTGGGGAAGTTTTGGGCAGGATGGTAAGCCTTTAAGACGTGTTGTTATTGACCATATTCATTTTTGGAATCCCAAGACTAAAAACCAGCCTGTTCCAGAAAAAGAAGTAGAAGATTATATTCTAGAGTTACATAAAAAATTTAGATTTAAACAAGTGAGTATTGATCAATGGAACTCCCAATCCTCTGTCATAAAACTTAGAAGCATGAGAGTTCCAATTATAGAAAAAACATTCAATAAGCAATATAAAGAGGGCATCTATACCGAACTAGCCACTTTGTTAAGAGAAGATAGAATTGATATTTATGATATTTCTGGCGGAACTTACACAGATGCTAGGGGGCAGAGCCTTCCATTAGATGAAATAAAGGAAGCTAAAACACAATTTTTATTTCTCCAGAAAAAATGGAAGGGAAATAGATTTATCATAGAATCTTTGAAGGGTTATAAAGATGATATTTGTGATGCTGTTGCTGCAGTAGCTTATGAGGCATATTTCTCAAAAATAGCGGACATTTTACCAAAATCAAGGTTAATCAATACTGGCACAAGAATAAGATAACAATATTTCTTTATGTTTTTCATTCTTTTAATGGATGTAGATTGAAACGGGGATAATAATGGCCAATAACAACAAAAATATCAGAACAGCAGCAGGCTTCGGTGGTGTTGGTGGAGCTGGTTCTGGTGCTTGGTCACCTGGTGGAAGCCCTATTGCTAAAGGCGGACAAACTCCTGGCAACTTCAACCAGTTTGTAGATGACGCATCTTTCGAAGCTATTATTTCAAGAATTCATCAAGATGCACCAGATGATCCTGAAAGAAATATGGAAGCAAGATTAGTTCCGCAGCATACGTTCAAAGAAGATGATGCTGTAAACAATCTTGATATTTTGGATGTGGATGAAAGAAATGCTTTCAAACTGAGAACCAAGCTACGTGCTCATAAGCACATGTTAGAAAAAGCAGCAACTCAAATGAAAGCTAATCCACATCATGAAAAAATTCAAAACTCTACGATTGAAGATTCTTTAAAAGCTCGTAGAAAATACAAAGATGGTCAAAAGTTTGATTACGAAGATGATGTCCCAGCTCAAATAAAGCCTGAAAGAACCCACTCAATTTATTCAAGTTCTAAAAATGAAAGAGTAGCTATTGATTTTAACTATAGAAGAAGAGATCAAATTAATGAAGTTGAGCCTGGTGACGCAGATGCATGGTGGCAAGCAACTAAAAATCAAGTACCTATGGGTAAGGCTCCATTGTTAGTAAATGGCGCAGAAATGGATGTGTATTTTGATGAGTTGTTAAAAGAAAACAATCCAAATCCTAGCGGTCTATGGAATGAAGAAAATATTCAAAATGAGGAAATTGTTGATCCTGACGCTAAACCTAATTTCAGCGGCAATAGTTCAGCAAAAAACTTTGATAAAAAGAATAATGTCACAATGTCTTTAGAACAACAACTGCATGCAGATTCTTATGAAAAGAATCAGTATGACAGAAATAACTTTGGCAATGAACCTATCGGTTTTGATGATGATCCATTAATGCAAGGTCAAGGAAACTATCCAAGAGTTCCTTGGGCATAAAATATGTAAAATATTCATATGCCACAATATGATTATCTTGTAGTTGGAGCCGGTTTATTCGGCTCCATTTTTGCATATGAAGCAAATAAGATTGGTAAAAAAGTAATCGTTGTAGATAAAAGAAGTCATATTGGTGGTAATTGCTATACAGAACCATACGAAGATTATCATATTCACAAATATGGCTCGCACATTTTCCATACTTCTTCAAAATATGTTTGGGAATATATTAATCAATTTTGCACATTTAACAATTTCACTTTAAGAAATAAAGCAAATATCAACAATAAAATATATTCCTTACCTATCAACTTAAATACAATTCAACAAGTTTGGCCAGATGCATATAATCCACAAAATGCTATAAACAAAATTAATCAAGACAAAATAAATATTCCTGATCCCCAAAATTTTGAAGATTATTGTTTAAGCACTATGGGAAAAACATTATATGAAATGTTTTTTTATGGTTACACAAAAAAACAATGGGGAAGAGAGCCCAAATCTTTACCAGCATCGATCGCTAAAAGAATTCCCCTAAGATTAAACTATAACGATAGATATTATTCTGATTCTGATGTTTACGAAGGCATACCCACTGAAGGCTATACTGCTATTTTCGAAAAGCTATTAAAAGGAATAGAAGTTCATTTATCTTGCGATTATTTCAAAGACAGATTTTACTTTGATTCTTTAGCTGAAAAAATTGTTTACACTGGGCCTATAGACAGATTATTTGACTACAAGTATGGTGATTTAGAGTACAGAACCTTAAGTCACAAACACCACGAAATAAACTCTGATTTTCAAGGAACTGCGCTTGTTACCTATCCTTCACTTAATATTGAATGGACACGAATAATACAGCATAAATATTTTTCATTTAGTAAATCAGAAAAAGATTATATTACATTCGAATATTCAAAAGAATACAATAAAAATTTTGATGAAGATCCATTTTATCCAA